CGGCGGTGGAGGTGGGCTTTTATATTTAGGAACTCCAAATTCACATCCGCAATGAAAACAGGAAGATGTTTTTTTGATCAAATCCATTTGAGGAACATGGCCTATTATCAGGCATCTTAGTTTTTTCCAGTTCATACGATTATAAGTTTTTCACATGTTTTCCATTCTTGAATAAAGTTTTCGGTATTCCTCTCTAAATAGAAGCTCAGTACTCTTGGTTCTGTTTTACACTCTTCATTTCGAGTGAATGGATTACTAAAATCTACATTTGTTTTTTTTAATACTGGCATAGTAAACGGAAAGCTACCATGATTTAATTCCCATTGTTCTTTGTCGGGTAATCTTTGCATGCATACCTGTAGTTCTTCTAGTGTAATTTCAATTTCTTTCATATATAATAATTTAGGTTTGTTGTATATAATTTTTATCGGTTATTGTATTAGTCTGTGACCTCTCCAATTTCGTAATCAATTGGTAGTATGATATTTTCATTATCATACTCGATTTCTTCGTTTTTGTCGTAATAATCACCTATGAGCTCTTCGGCTCGCTCTGGATCGTATTTAATTATAGCCTCAACTTCTTCTAGCTCGCTATCCTCAACTAAATACCTTCTTTGAATTGTTTTTTTTATCCAAACTTCTTTCATATCAATAATTTTTAGCAACAGGTTTAAATATCTCCATGTCTATGTTGTAATTGAAATATTGTTCCCATTCGTGAGCAAATTCGATTCCTACTAATCTGTATAACCTATAATAAATAATTTGTCCTTACTAATCCATACATATTTACCGTAATCTGATTGGATGTAGTATTTTGAATCAACCTCGATAAATATTAAATATTGTTTTCTAAGAGTTAACTCGCGTGGCATATATTTAACGCAAACACACTCTCCTATTTTTAGCTTGTCGTTTCCCATATCACAATAGTTTTTTAAAGATTTTTACAAAGTTATCCCAGCCTATAGGTACTTTACTTGCCTTGCACATCATATCGGCAAATATATTACGCAAGGCCATATTGTATACCCTGGTATCGAGATAATGGTTAGGACTAGAACTATGCTTTTTTACCCACCTTGCACCTATCGCTGTTGCCATATCATTTATTTCAATTTCTCTTTTCTCCCCTTCGAACTCATGAAAGAAAGATTTATACAAATACTTTCCATCGGTCGGGTTCGGAAAATTCATAAATCCAGGTGGTTGTTCTATATTCAAACTTTCATCCCAAGTAAGCATCATTTGATCTGAAAGTGTATCTTTCACCCTATCACCTAAAACACTATAAAGTTTACTTTGCTTGCTGGATTTCTCATACCATCCTTTGTCTGCATCAAACTTTGTAAACTTATTATCTACTTTTCCTTTTAGCGCATAGCAATTATCATTAGCGTAAACAAATCCATTTGCATGTTCTGTAAAATGCCCTGTATCGATTCCATATATAGGAACTCTTAATTTCTTCTTTTCATTTTCAGCAAAGTATTCTTGCTGCATTACTGTACGCTTGAACTCGTCCCATACATTATTTTTTTGGTTTATTTTGTAAGTCCATTTTATCCGGCTTTCATCTTCTTCCAGTTTCTTTTCTGCTGCTTTCTGCCTACGTGCTTTTGATCTTTCGAAAGTTCCAATACTTCCATGGTCCAACGAATAACTGGAACCTGTTTCCGACCATGCAACTACCTCATAATCCAAACGCGCATCATCTTCAGCTCCGTTTAAATCGATTGCGCAAGTGAGTAAAACAATCTTTCCATTTCCATCTTGAATTGAAAGCGCATCCGGTAAAGTTTTAATTTCGTATGATCGAGTATTTTTAATAAGTACGTTGGTTTTAATCTCCCTTCCGCGTTCCTCCCATGTTTCGCCAAGGCACTGATTAACGAAAGTTTTTAATTCTTCAAACCTTATGTTCCCTCCTTTCGGATGTATCTCACACCACTTTTGAGCATAATATTTCCAATTATACATTCCTGCAGGTGCATACAATGCAGATATTTGATAGCTCCTATAAATAGGATTGAAAGGTTTTGCAGTCGGGAACCATTTGCAAAGATCATCTTCATAGCAATCGTACAAATGTGTATTATCAAATGTATCACCGCATTTTTGACATCTGTATTTTACGCTTTCTTCTATTAATTCCCCATTGGGTTTACGATCAAATATCACCCCTACTTTGCCATCCAATCCTTCAACAGTTTTATTCCATATAAGTGGAATCATTTCCCCGCAACATTTGCACGGTAGATGGTATTTTCTTTGGTCCCCTTTTAAATAAACTGGTTCGATTCTGGATGTTTGTTTTATTTCTGGTGTGCTTATGAAATATAATTTTCTTGTGTCGGCGAATGATTTGTGTCTTTCCTCGATCAAAGATTGTAAGGAACCTGCTTTCTTATCTGCAACTGGGTAACGTTCCATTTCATCGTAAAAACCATATTTAACTGAAATCTGCGAAAGAGACCCTATTGCTTGGCCTGACCAAGTATATAAATTGCCGTTGGGGAAAGTTTTACCTTTTACTGTATCTCCTGTTTTTTGGTTTCGACCTCCCCTTGTATTTTGGGCTCTAATCAAGTGGCCTATCCCTGAACTGTTTATCATTTGGTCAACTGGTCCCTGCATAGCTCTTTTTATACCTGCATCATCATTTACCATGAATAGCATGTTAGATGGACTTTGACCAATAACCCACCCCATCATTGTGAATATGCCACCAATCGAGAATCCAATTTGTGAACCTTTCATAATGGCGAATATCTGACCTGAATTATTAGGCATGATTGAATTTGCTATCTCGATAAGGTATGGAGTTCTTTTGTACTGCATAGGCCCCGCCCAATTGGTAATGTCGCGAGTAAGCACTCTGTTCTTTTCTGCCCACTCCACCGGCGTAAGTTCGGTTATGTTCGCCCTGAATGCTTCTGCTAGTTTGGTTTTAGGATTCATTTCATAAAGCTTAAAATGTGACTTATTACTTTTACAGTCCAGCCATTACCAAACATTTTATATAATTGGGTATCGCTAACACCGCAATTAAGCATGATATTTAGTTTATCTTCTGGTACCGTTTGGAGTCTTCCACACTCTCTTGGTGTTAATCTTCTTAACCTATATTCATTTATTATATTTGGCGTTTTCATCGCATTTCCAGCGCCAAGTCTTGGCGCTTTAGAATCTTCAAAATAAAACCTGTTACTCTGTGAATTATGTCCATTATCATTGCATTGAATGTAATTTTGATTTACAACAAGATTATTCTGTTCAAATGAATTAGATGTTAATGTCGGTGATTTCTCTTTATGCAAACCTCTTTTATTGTTTCCGCGTCCACGTTGAAGGATAATCTTATCCTTCTGCACTGAAGTTAAACAATTAGTTTTTCCATTTGTATTTGGCTCCAATTGCTGTTCTGCTTTAATGTTTGGATCAGAATCTTTTCTAGTTCCATTTTCGTCTAATTTACGCCCAACCATTGAAACGCAAATAATATCCATATCCGAATGGTTGCCCCCTGAATTACCTCCTGCAGTAAGGCAAATTGCCTTACTCTGATCTGCTTTTTTATTGCCTTTCTTATCTACTTTTATATAATCAGTCCCCAAGTTTTGCTTATAATTTGCCGATGTAAGACATGAAGCCTTCATGTCTGGTTCAGGTGTTTTTATGGTTGTACCTCTTTTTTCTTTATGTTTTTCAAGCCAATTAATCATTGTATTTGACATGTAATACTTTTCATCAATTTCGCTTTCAGGCTGCAAAATATCTTTCAATAAAATACCTTTATCTTCTGGCTGTGGTATATCTGTCCATAACTCAGAAAACAATCCAACATCTTTAGTTTTTATGTTCGTCCAATACCACCTATCTCTGTTCTGTGCCGAAACTAAATTACTATTGATTCTTACAGGGAATACGCCTAAATACTCACTTATTACACGTAAGTACTCTTTTTTCATGTTTACATTTTCAAGTAAAAACTTAGCTTCTGGATTAATCTTTTTAATCTTATTCCAAATTTTCACATACTCAAAAAATAATGCGCTTCGTGGATCATCAAAATTTAATTGTTTACCAGCAAATGAAAATCCTTGACAAGGGGAACCCCCAACAAATAAATCAATCTTTTCAAGTTTTGTAACATCAATTTTTGTAACGTCTCCAAGCTGTATTGTATCAGGATACATTGCATCATTTGCTTGATTAGCATATTTATCAATCTCGGATGAATATCTTTTATTTACTTTTATTCCTGCATCATCTAAAGCAAGCCATATACAGCCCATGCCGTTAAAAGTGCTTAATACATTTATTCCATTTTCCATCTATTCAAAGTTTTTCAACAGGTTATCAACAGCTTTATTATTCGAATCGTTTATGATATCAGCAACTTTCATTTTATATTCTCCCATTTTCCCCGATTCAATCCCATGACGGGCGCATATATCTTGAACGAAAGTCCTTATATTTTGAAGCAAGTCCCGATTAAAATCACCTGAATATCTTTTTATTGAATCTATTGTAGTGCTTAGCTCTATTAAATCACCTGATTGTTTAGAAAGTTCTTTCTTTTTTAGCTGGAGATCAACACGGGCTTTTTCAATTGCAAGCTCTTTTTGAATGACATTTACATTTTGTAATGGGCTCAATTCTTCCTCTTTTTTTCGAGGTTGTTTTTTTGGTGCAGGTTTTGCTTTCGTTGTTTTTTTTGAAGTTGCTTTTTTGGCTACCGGTTTCTTTTTTGTAACACTATTTTTTTGTGCCGGTTTCTTTTTCTTTTCTTGTAGAACTTTTTCTAGTTCGGTTGCTTTTCCATATTCAGCCAAAAACTGTTTATTTATTTTACTGAATGGGTACAATTTATTTTCATCTTTTTCTATGTGTCCGCGCTTCCAGTAATTATATAAATTCTTTGCTTGAATGCCTGTAATTACTCGCATTTCCGATGCAGTGAATGTTATCATGTAGTATTTATTTTTGTAGAACTTTTCTGTAGAACATTTGAACCAAAATTACTAATTATCCCAAGGTTCTACAAATTGATCAAAATATGTCAAAAAGAGAGAAATCGGTATCGCAACCACAT